CTTAACAATACAATATCCTCTAATTGATATGGTTTTTCTAAATCAAAATTAAAGTTGATTAGGTTTGCCATTTCACAAGCCATAGTGATATGTTTGGTTAATTTGAATCCGTCTGACAACACAACATCATTTTGTAATCTAACCTCTTGTACTTTTCTAACCTTTTCATTTATTTCTCCACCCTCATATGTTCCGGCGACTCCTGATTTTTGTGGTTTTGATTCCTCAAATTTTCCAATCAACTCATCACACTGCTCTGGTGTTAAAAAGTTTTCCCTGTGTAAAACAAAATTAAATTTATTATTTTCTTTCATTTAAAAGGTTCTCCTGTAATTATTTCTCTTATAATATATCTCTCTCCACCTGATAGTTCTGAAACCATATGACTAACAAAAGATGGAAACACTAATAAATATCCTCTCTTGTATGGTGTTTTAAAAAACTCTCCGTCATTCGTAAATGCTAGATGTAAATCACCACCCTCAAATTCACTCTCGTCTGACAACTGAATCAAACAAGTTAATTTGTTAATCGACTCTCCACCCTTGTCATAGTCTGCATGCCAATCAAACCTATCGTTATTTTTGTATCTTAGTGCTTTTAAATCTTTTAGTGTTTCATTTAATTGAAAGTTCCATACTTTTGTATTTAACATTTTTACATAGGGTTCTAACTTTTTATTTATCCATTTGTAATCGTGTTTAGTATTACTAAACATATACAATTCTTCAAAGGTTCTGTCTTGAATCACATTATCAAGTGACTTCTCATCTGCATTTACAATAATTGCATTTTCATATCCGGAAGTCCAATTAGTTTCTTTCTTTAATTGACTAACTATTTCATCACATTGTTCATCAGATAAAAAAGGTGTATGTGTAAACCATTGAAAATTATCGTTCATTTAAAATGGTTCCCTATAAAAAACTCTTGTAATACATATCGTGTTCCACTAATGACTGGTTTTACTCTATGTGATAAAAATGTGGGAAAAAAAGTAATTGAACCTTTTTTCTTAGGAACTTCATACCAATTCATATCGTGGTCTTGTAGTGCAAATTGTAGTTCTCCACCTTCGTACTCACTTGGGTTTGTTAACTGAACGATAGCAGTTAATTTTCTCAAAGAACTATTTCCTGAGTTCATATCTGTATGCCAAGTGTAGAAGTTTGTGTTCTCATATTTTATTAACTTTAATTCATTATCACAACCTTGAATATCAAATTTAAATGATTTAGTATTAACTAACTTTGCTATTGAAAATATTTTTTCTTGTAATGATTTCCAATCTTTATTTGGCTTGTCTGGTCTTTGGTTTGTAAATGGTTGCTCACACAAATACCACTCGGAAGTCTTTCTAAACTTTTCATTTACTCCTAAGTTTTGTTCATCATCTACACGAACTCCACCCTTCAACATAACTTCACTTTCACTAATATCTTTTATCAATTCATCACATTTGTTATCTGATATAAAATTAGGAATCTGTATGTAAAACTTAAAGTCTTCGTTTTTAATTAATGTCATTTAAAAGTATTTCCTTGTATCCAAGTTAACATTGTATATCTGTCTTTATCATAAAATTGTGAAACTTTGTGTGCTGCAAAAGCTGGAAATATAACTATTCTTCCTTGTTGTGATTCTATTTTATCACCCCATATTTCGAGTTCTCCACCCCAATAATCGTCATTTAAGAATACAACCGAAGTTAGTTTTGTGGTGGTATCAACTAATCTACCTGGCCCTGCTGCAAAGTCTGAGTGTAGAGTATTTTGTTCTTTGTAAACCCCTGCTTTGTAATACTTACCCTCTTGTAATTGAACACTATCAATGTCAAACTTGTAATGAATATTATTAGACAATTTCATTATGTTCCAAACTTTATCTAAGTATTTCTCATTGTCCAATTTTACAACCTGTGCTCCACAAGTATCTATTTCTTTAGATTTTTCATCAATAATACTTATTATTTCTTGACACTCAGTAGGTGATAAGAACTTATCTCGTACTAAATACCATTTGAAATTATTACTATGTGAAAGGGATTTCTGATTCATCTGATACTAAAACCTTATTCGCAAAATAATTACCATTACGAGTTTTTTCTATATTGTATGTAACTTCAACACCTTGATTTAATTCTATCTCTACAACTTCTAATACATTTAATTCATCGTTTTTAACTTTATCACCGATTTTCAATGGTCTATAATCTGAATCTACATATGAATCACCCGATATAAAAAATGGGTGGTCAAGTGTTGCAGTAATCTTTGTGTTGTCGTCAAATTTGTATGTAACCAAGTTATCGTGTCTAACTGTGGTAATCATTTCAATTATTTCATTTTCTAATTTACCTGTTTCAACATTGTATGTTTTGATTTCATCACCTGGTTTTAAGTTTTCAATTCTTTGATATGTTCCGTCTGATAGTGTAATCATCGTATGTCCTATAAAACATCTTGGCCCTTCACCACAAAACGGGAATTTATTATGAACTAATATATCATTAGCAAAATAGTTTTCAGTATTTTCAATTGTCAAATTGTATGTTATTTGTTCCTCGTCAAACTTTTCAATCTTAGTTATCTTTTGTTCTATGACTTTATCATCCTCGATAGATTTCAAACATACATCACCAACATTTAATTGTTCACAATCCATTTTATGAGTTTCTTTTGTCCAATCTGGTCTAACACTTGACCAACCTTTATTAACTACCCAGTATGGGTGGTCTAAAACATTTTCATTGATAGTTCCGTCTTCAAAAGTAATTCTTACAAAGTTTTTATTTACTGGTGAACTTGTTGCTAACACTACACTCTTGACCAACTCTTTGTTTTCTATATCATAAGTTAACACCAAGTCTCCTATTTCTACGTCTTCAATATTTTTTTGAGAGTAATCTCTCATAGTTATTTTAGTTCCTTTAACAAAACAACATTTTGGTGGTAAGTTATGAACTAATATATTTGATGAAAAGTAAGTATCGATATCTTCAACATCTAACGAGTACCAATTTAAATCTTCTTGGACTTCTGTTTTTGATGTGATTTCCAATTCATTCCCATCTTTGTCTAAAAAGTAATCACCCACTGCTATTTGATATGGATTTCTCCAACCCCAAGTTCCACTTTGTTTTACAAAATAATATGAGTCTGATGATTTTGATTGTAGTGGAATCTTTATACTTCCATTCAAAAGGTAGTATCCAAAAAATGTAAGTGGTATATCCGAGTAGGTTTCAACTACAATAGAACCTGAATCATAAGAACCACTCAAATCTGTTGTGGTGTATGAAACATAATCCATAGTTTCATCTGGCATACCGAGTGGTTGATAAGATTTCACTACATCACCTACTTCGACATCTTGTATTTGTTTTTGACTACCGTCATACATTTGAATTAAACTACCACTGGCTGCTGTCTTACCCATTATAGGTTTTAGTTTCCATTCATCGTTTCTTTCAACCAAATTCCACTTTTGTATAGAAGTTTTGTGTCCAACTTCTTGGTCAGAATTTCCTAAATAAACCTGCTCTGTTGGTGTTAGTAAGTGTGTAACTTTACCAACATCTAAATAAGAAAACCCGTCCATAGAACTACCACTCTGGACGATATACTTTTCTATCAATGAACCACTATCAACTTCATTTTGATAACTTGAACTATTTGGGTGGTACGAGTAAAACTTTAATCCGTTAACAAATAATGCCGCATCTGTGTTTGGTTTTTTTGCTACAAAGTCAGGAAATTCTACATTATCCGTATATGATGATGTATTAAACAAAGGGATTAATGATGAACTTACTGGTGAATTTGATAACAAAGTTCTAAATGTATTTTTGTTAAATGAACCACTCGTCATATCGAGTAAAGCATCATCACTATACCAAGGTGTTTGAATCCATAAATGAAAACTACCTGAGTATTGGTCTTGTCCTCTTTGAGAAAAATAACTAACCGATGTGTTATCATTATATTGAAAGTTAACTGGTATGTCGTGTCTTGCAAAACTTGAACTAATTAGTGGTTGGTGTGCAAGTGGTGGATTTATACCAAAGTCTTCATTACCTGGATGCCCATAAACATAACAAGTATTACAACTTTGTGATGCTACATAATTTGAAATTCTATCATATAGTTCGTTTCGTAAATCTATCTGACTACCTGCAAAAAATACATTTGTGTTATGTTCCAAGAAGTAAATATCATTTGAACCCGATTCAACAATATAGTCTAATCCAGATACCACACCAACATTTGTGTTTGTTGGCCAACCTGTACTTCCTGTTATATAGTTGTAATATTGTATTGCTTTTGTTTTTACTGACATAGTTTTTTTCCTATATATAAATATAAATTAGACAAGTTTTATCCAATCCCTTATAACTTTAATGGAAAAGTTTTTATTTGTTTCAATTCCATAATGTCCACTATTAACTAAGTCATTATCTACTTGTAATTTTTGATAATCTTCTAATTTATATTGTAATAGTGGTATATTCAACGACCTTAGATAGTATTTAACCAACATCATATTTCTGTATTGATTATCCAAATCGTTTTCATCATTTTGTATAAATGTAATGCTATCGTGTATTTCATTACCGTGAGTAGTTTCCCAGAAGTCCCATTTTCCATCTGGTTTATAAGAACACTTTCTTCCATCTGATGTAGTATATTCTCTCCTATGTGGATATGTATGTAGAACAATAACAAAATCTGGTTTTAAATAATCCGTAAACGACAAAACTGCTCTTGAAATAGTATCATTTGATATACCTTGTATTCCACAATTAATATACTTATGTCCTGTTCTATCTGATATTCTCTGAACCCAAGTATGTTTAAGTTCGTTTCCAATACCAGCAGTATGACTACAACCAAATACTACAAATTTTTTTTTCGATTTCTGATAAGTTTCTAAACTATCTCCAAGAAATCCAAGTTCATTAAATTTGTACTCTATTTTACCACTTTTATCTCCACCAACTTTGTTGTGTGTTGAATTTTTTCTATTTTCTAAATCATTAAAAATATCAAAATCTTTATAATTCCAATCTTTCATAGTATACCTTTTGATAAAATTATTTCAAAATTTGTTTTTGTATCAGTTTTGTCCACAATCCACTCTGGTACATAATATCTATCTCTATTATAATTAGGTAAATAGTTAACATAATCTGGTATTTTTATGTCAACTTTATAAAAATTAATATTTTTGTCTTTAAAAAATGTTTCACTATACATAGTTTTTTTATCATTAGTGTTGTTAAAAAAAGTTACAATTGTTCCTACCTTGCAAACCTTTAATATTTTTAGTGGAAAAACTTTTTTACCTAAGTATTCCCCCCAAGTATCTCTAAATATTCCATCAAACTTTTGTTCTGGTAGATTTGTAATCCAATCTCCAAATATTGTTTTAACATTTGGTTTATCTTCTGCCCACTCCAATAACTTTTGGTAAACTTGTTCATCTTTTTCAATTATAGTATGTGAATTTATATCTTGTGATTGAATGTAGTCCGCACTTATTCCCATACCAAATCCAATTTCTAAAATATCCCCACCATTTTGACATACAACTTCGGCGTGTTTTTTCATCATTAGGTCTTCCCAATCGTGCATTACAATGTGATTGTCTTTCATTATACTATTTTTTGTGAATATCATCTAATCTTTTTTTTTTTTTTTTTTCTGTATCTTGTTCAGTAATAATCCATTCTGGTAAATAGTAGTCATTTACATATATAAGTTTGTCTTTTTTAGAGAATGTCTCATCGTTATTATTAAGCATTCTGTTTCTTTGCTCACTACTTAAAGTTAGTTTGTGGTAAATTATCTCATCTTGAAATAGTCCACCAGTCCAAAGTGTTTTAGGTTCATCAGCAAATCCTACGTGGTTATACATTGTAACATTAGTCCCAACCTTACAAAATCTCAATATTAATATTGGGAATTGTAGTCTACCAACAAAGTCTGTTGGTGTTTGTTCAATAGCATCAAAAAATATAGAATCAAATTTTTCATCTAATTCAATGGTCTTCCAATCTCCGTGAATAACTTTTGTGTTTGGTTTATCTTTTGTCCAATCAACTGCTCTATTGTATATTTCATCATTTAGTTCTATAATGGTGTGAGATTTAATGTTTTGTTTTTGTATGTGATTTGCACTTATACCCATGCCAAAACCTACTTCTAAAATGTGTCCACCACTACGACAAGTTATTTCTGCTTGAAACTCCATATGTGGAGTGTCCCAATCACCTTGAATATAATTACCTATGGGATTATCCCAAGTTATTTTATTTTTGTGAAATTGTAGTTTATATTCTTTATACTTTTTATCCTGTGGATTCAAGACCAGTTCCCTCTAACATCTTTGATGGGACGGTTCCACAATTACCACAACTAAATACTTGAACTGGAACAATTGCTTCTTTTCCTGTTGGACTCATCAATGCAGATATTTTCTTTAAAAAGAAAGACTGAATAAATGATGCGTTTCCACACTCTTGACATTGAACCGTATCTGCTTTTGACATATCTAATTCCACCT